TTGGCTCAAAATGAAGAACCCATCGAGATCGAGATCATCGACCCCGAAGAAGTGGACATCCACGCAGGCGACACGGACATCTCCATCAAGCCCGGCGGCGAAGATGATTTCAGCCGCAACTTGGCCGAAGAGATGGACGAGGGCTATTTGTTGTCCTTGGCCGGCGATCTGGTGGAAGACATTGAAGGCGATCGCGCATCCCGCAAAGACTGGGAGAAAGCCTACGTTGAGGGCATCAAGCTCTTAGGCCTCCAGTACGAAGAGCGCACAGAACCTTGGAACGGCGCGTGTGGGGTCTTCCACCCCATGATTACCGAGGCCGTGGTGCGCTTCCAGTCAGAGATGATTACGGAGACGTTCCCAGCCCAAGGCCCAGTGCGCACCAAGATCATCGGCAAAGAAACGCCTGACATTAAGGAAGCCGCCACTCGCGTCGAAGAAGACATGAACTATGAGTTGACCGAAGTGATGACCGAGTTCCGCTCGGAGCACGAGCGCATGTTGTGGAGCTTGCCCGGCTCGGGCTCGGCGTTCAAGAAGGTCTACGAAGACGGCAGCTTGGGACGTCAGGTCTCCATGTTCGTGCCGGCGGAAGATGTGCTGCTGCCTTATGGCACCACCGACTTGGACACTTGCTACCGCATGACCCACACCATGCGCAAGACCAAGAATGAAATCTTGAAGATGCAGCACGCTGGGTTCTACAAAGACGTGGAGCTGGGCGACCCAGACAAAACCCAGACCGACATTCAAAAAGCCAAGGACAAAGAAACCGGGTTCAGCGCCAACGACGACGCACGCTATACACTCTACGAGTGCTTGGTGGACTTGGACTTGGAAGGGTTTGAGGACACCGATGGTGACGGCAACGAAACTGGCATCGCATTGCCATACGTAGTTACCCTAATCAAAGGCACCAATCAAGTTCTGTCAATTCGCCGCAACTGGAAAGAAGATGATGAACACCGCCTCAAACGACAATACTTCGTCCACTACCAATATATCCCCGGCTTCGGAGCCTACGGCTTTGGACTCTTCCACCTCATCGGCGGCTTTGCCAAGTCAGCCACAAGCATCATGCGCCAGTTGGTGGATGCGGGAACACTATCGAACCTACCCGGGGGCCTCAAGTCTCGTGGACTTCGCATTAAGGGTGATGACACACCGATAGCTCCCGGCGAGTGGCGCGATGTGGACGTGGGTTCGGGCGCGATGCGCGACAGCATCTTGCCGCTGCCCTACAAGGAACCCTCGGCGGTGCTAGCAGGTCTGTTGGACAAGATCGTTGACGAAGGCCGTCGTTTTGCCGCAACAGCGGACATGCAGATCAGCGACATGTCTAGCCAAGCGCCGGTGGGCACAACCCTCGCGCTGCTGGAGCGCCAGTTGAAAGTGATGACCGCCATTCAAGCGCGGATGCACCACACCTTCAAGAAAGAGTTGAAGCTGCTCGCAGAGATCATCCGCGACAACAGCCCAGAAGACTACGACTACGACCCCGAGTACGGCGACAAGTCAGCCAAGAAGTCGGACTACTCCAAGGTTGACATCATCCCCGTGAGCGACCCCAACGCCGCGACCATGAGTCAGCGCGTGGTGCAGTACCAAGCCGTCATCCAAATGGCACAGATGGCTCCCGACATCTACGACTTGCCGCACCTACATCGCTCCATGCTGGAGGTGTTGGGCATCAAGAACGCCGAGAAGCTTGTGCCGCTCGAAGAGGACATGAAGCCTCAAGACCCTGTGACAGAGAACATGTCCGTGCTGAAATGCTCGCCGGTCAAAGCGTTCCTGTTCCAAGACCACAAGTCGCACATCGCCACCCACATGGCGTTCGTCCAAGACCCCATGATCCAGCAGTTGGTTGGCCAAAACCCCAAGGCGCAGCAGATGATGGGCGAGATGATGGCGCACATCGCGGAGCACACCGGCTACCAGTACCGCCAGCAGATCGAGCAACAGCTCGGAATGCCCCTGCCTCCCGAAGACGAGAAGTTGCCCCCAGAGATGGAAGTGGCGCTGTCGGGCATGATGGCGCAAGCGGCCAACCAGTTGCTGCAACAAAACCAAGCTCAGGCCGCACAAGCCCAAGCCCAGCAACAAGCCCAAGACCCTGTGTTGCAGATGCAGCAGCAAGAGCTGCAAATCAAACAAGGCGAACTCCAGCTCAAACAGCAAAAGCTGCAAATGGAGATGGCCGAGAAAGAAAAGCGTTTGCAAGTGGACTCCTCCTACAAGGCCGACCAGTTGCACCTGCAAGAGAAGAAGATTCAAATCGACGCTGCCGAAAAAGCAGACAAGATGCACATCGCCCAGCAAGGCCAAAACCCACAACTAGACGCCATGCGCAACGCGCACGATCTAGCTTTTGAACAACAACGTGCCCAACATGAACTGGCGGGTGCGCACGCGAAGAACCAAATGGCCGCGCAGCTCCACGCCCAAGACGTGATGCACGCCCAGCAAACCCACCAACAAAAGCTTGACCATGCCAAAGAAGTTGCGGCGATGAAGGCCGAGTTGATGCGCAAACAGGCTGAACAAGCCACACAAAAACCCAAACAGGAGAATGAATGATCCAAGAATTCGCTCGCGTATTGCGCGAAGAAATACGCAAAGACATGAATAACTACACAGATGACATGGCAAATGGCATCTGCAAATCGTACGACCAGTACCAAAAACTCTGTGGTGTGATCCAAGGTCTTGGCATCGCAGAAGCTTACATCATCGACCTTGCACTAAAAGTGGAGAAAGCAAATGACAAGTGAATCAGGAATCATCCTGCCGCCCGGCCTGACGTTGCCCAAACAAATCCAACCAATGGATGCGCCAAAGGACGACGAGACAGACGAACAAAAAGCCTCGGTTTTGCCGACCCCCGCTGGTCACAAAATCTTGTGCATGGTTCCGGATGTCAGCGAAAAAATCGAAGGCTCGGAGCTGTACCGTCCAACGGAGTACATGAAGCAGGAAGAGCAAGCGACAACCATCTTGTTTGTGTTGAAGCTGGGCAATGCGGCCTATCTTGACAAAGAGCGTTTCCCCACAGGACCTTGGTGCAAGGCCGGTGATTTTGTGATGGTTCGTACTTATTCAGGTACGCGAGTGAAGATTTTTGGCAAAGAGTTCCGCGTGATTAATGACGATCAGGTGGATTGTGTGGTAGACGACCCGCGTGGCATTACACGCGCATAAGGAGTGAAAAATGGCAGGATATAAATTCCCTGACGAGGTGGGCACCACCGCGCCAGAAGAAGAGATCGAAGTCACCATGCCCGGTGACACCGACGTTGAAGTGGAGGCTGTAGACGATACGCCCCCGCAAGACCGTGGCCGCAAGCCATTGGACAAAGAAGTGGTTGACCCCACCGATGACGAAATCAATTCGTACTCGGACAAAGTGCAGAGTCGCATCAAGGACTTGACGCACGCACGCCACGACGAACGTCGCGCCAAAGAAGCCCTTGCGCGTGAGAAACAAGAGCTTGAAAACTTCACTCGCCAGTTGATTGAAGAGAACAAAAAGCTCAAGACCCACGTCAACACAGGCGCGGAAACGGTGGGCAAGATGGCCACTACTGCTGCCGAGCAAAAGATGCTTATGGCACGCAAGGCACTCAAAGAAGCCACCGAAGCGTTTGACACGGATGCGATTATTGCGGCTCAAGAAGCCCTGATGGAAGCACGCCTTGAAGTGGAACAAGCGAAAAATTTTCGCCCAGCCCCTTTACAAGAAGAAAATTTTGATGTACAAACGCGTTATACAGAACCCCAAAAGGTTCAACCGGACGAAAAAACGCTGCGCTGGCAGGCAAAAAACCAGTGGTTCGGTTCTAACGGGTTTGAAGAAGTAACCAGCTTTGCACTAGGGCTGCATCAAAAATTAGTGAACTCAGGAATGGACCCCCGTTCCGACGAGTATTTCGAGCAAATTGACGCTCGCGTGAAATCGAAGTTTCCCGAAGTTTTTGGGGGCGACGATGGTAAGTCAAGGTCTACTGTCGAGACTCCGAGAAAACCGGCGTCCGTTGTTGCACCAGCGACAAGGACTTCTGGAGCGAAGAAAGTCCAACTCACGCATACGCAAATCGCGCTTGCAAAACGCTTTGGATTGACCCCGCAGCAATACGCTGCTCAAGTAGCTAAATTGGAGAATTGAAATGACCACGACAAACCGCACACCTCGTGATTTAGTGTCACGCGAAAAATCAGCTCGGGCAGTCTATGTGCCGCCCTCAAACTTGCCTGATCCGACACCTAAGCCGGGTTATGTCTATCGCTGGATTGCCACCCATGTGATGGGACAGCACCAGCAACGCAACATCTCAATGAAGATGGGCGAAGGTTGGGTGCCAGTGAAGGCAGTTGACCATCCGGAGTTGATGCTTGTGGGAGATGCGTCAGGAAACGTTGAAATCGGCGGTTTGATGCTTTGCATAGCTGCAAAGGAAAAAATCGAAGCTCGCAACGAGTACTACGCCAACCAAGCTCAAAACCAGATGGAATCAGTGGACAACCACTTCATGAGAAATAGTGACCCACGCATGGCGACGTTGTTTGCAGAGAAAAAATCTTCAACGACTCGCGGTGTTGGGTTTGGTTCAGGTTCAAAGTAACAAGGAGTCCTTAAATGGCATACCCTACAGTTAGCAGCACCTATGGCTTCAAGCCCCTCCAGCGTCTGGATGGCCTGCCATATGCCGGAGCGATCCGTCAAATCCCCGTGGCCGCAGGCTACGCTACTGCAATCTTGAACGGTGACACCGTGAAAGAAAGCGGCGGCTACCTCGTGGCAGCTTCTACAACCAACTCTGGTGACATTGTCGGTGTCGTCGTTGGTTGCCAATACGTGAACTCGTTGGGTCAGACTGTCGAAGGTCAATACTACCCCGCAGCCGCGTCCACCACTACTGCATTGGCCTACGCCTATGTTGTGGATGATCCCAACGCCGTGTTCAAAGTCGTGGCTACTACTGCTGGTTCTACCACTCCTGCCGCTTACGCTCGCAGCATCGTGGGCAAGAACGTGGCTTTGGTTGCAAACGTCGGTAGCACCACTACTGGTGATTCTGCCTATGGTATTGACGGCTCGTCCGCCACAACCACCAACACCCTGCCTATTCGCGTGATCGACGTTATTGTTGATACCGCAACTGGCGTCCGCACTGCAACAGCCACGACCTACTACGAGTTTGTCGTCAAGCTGAACACAGCTCAATACAACGACCAAACTGGTGCCTAAGGAGTAAATCATGGCTGTTTCACGCGCACAACTGTTAAAAGAATTGCTCCCCGGCCTGAACGCATTGTTCGGTTTGGAATATGCTCGCTACGGCGAAGAGCACAAAGAAATCTACGAAACCGAAACTTCGGAACGTAGCTTCGAAGAAGAAACCAAACTGTCTGGTTTCTCTGCTGCACCAGTCAAAAACGAGGGTTCTGCCATCGCGTATGACAACGCTCAAGAAGCATGGACCGCACGCTACAACCACGAAACCATCGCTTTGGGTTTCTCGATTACCGAAGAGGCAATCGAAGACAACTTGTACGACAGCTTGTCTGCTCGCTACACCAAAGGCTTGGCTCGCGCAATGGCGTACACCAAACAAGTCAAGGCAGCTTCTGTTTTGAACAACGGCTTTAGCTCCAGCTACGTTGGTGGCGATGGCGTGCAATTGTTCTCTACAGCACACCCCTTGGTCTCCGGCGGTACCAACAGCAATACGCCTGCAACTCAAGCCGACTTGAACGAGACTTCTTTGGAAGCCGCCGTTATTCAAATCGCTGCTTGGACAGACGAACGCGGTCTTTTGATCGCTGCCAAACCCAAGAAATTGGTTGTTCCTCCATCATTGATGTTCGTTGCAACTCGATTGCTCGAAACAGAATTGCGTGTTGGTACAAACAACAACGACATTAACGCGATCAAGAACAACGGTGCCATCCCAGAAGGCTACACCGTTAACCACTTCTTGACCGACGTCAATGCTTGGTTCTTGATTACCGACGTTCCTAACGGTTTGAAACACTTCGAGCGTATCGCCCTCCAAAATTCCATGGATGGGGATTTTGATACAGGTAACGTGCGTTACAAATCCCGCGAGCGTTATTCGTTCGGCTACAGCGATCCATTAGGTGTTTGGGGTTCTTCTGGCTCGTTCTAATAAACTAAAAAGTTTATTAAAGTTAGGGGCTTCGGCTCCTTTCTTTTATGCTAAAATTTCCTGTGTCAAAACAGGAGAAACAAATGGACACCACAAACTTACCCAAGTCCCGCGAGGAAGCAAAGCAAACCGGCAGCAAATACTATTTCACCGGTCAGCCCTGCAAACACGGCCACATCGCCCCACGCAAAACCAAAGGCTCATGCCTTGACTGCCTCAAGGCCGAGTGGACAAAAGGGAACGAAACCCGCGCCGACTACTTCAGGCAATATAACCAGTCGGATGCTGGACAAAAAGCAAAAAAAGAATACTACGCACGTAACAAAGAAGAAATTATTGCTAGGGCACAGACCCGTCCTGATGCGGCAAAAACAGCGTACAAACAAGAATACAAAACCCGTAATCCCGATTTGTACAAAGAGTTGGTCAGTTTACGCCGACGCCGTTTTCGCCAAGCCACGCCGAAGTGGTTGACCACTGAACAAAAGCTTGAAATTCGTTTGCAATATCGTTTGGCTATTGAGTTGAGCCGCACCACTAAACAGCGCTATGCAGTTGACCACATTATCCCAATCCAAGGGGAAGAAGTTTGTGGCCTCCATGTGCCGTGGAACCTGCGCGTCATCACGCAAGAAGAGAACTTGAAGAAGTCCAACAAGCTTATTGACACCTCATCGAAATGATGTATAGTCACCATACGTCTGGGATTCTTCACCTGTACCACCACTGACCCAGCAGACGATGCAACGATCGGTACAGGGACTTTTGCATAAGGACTTTTAGTCATGGCACGTTCTACTTTTGCAGGCCCAATTCTTTCGGGCGACTCGCGT